TTAAGCGTCCCTAATTTAAAATACATTACTGGTCATCATTGGATATCACCAGGTAGAAAAATAGACCCATATACATTTGATTTTAATACCCTTATGGGGATGTTAGGTGGTAGTTATGAAATTTGGAAAACTGGTTATCTACCATTTCCAACTGGATTAACTGGTTGTAAGTGTCTTAAGGTTGATGATAATGGTAATTGTGTTGAATCCGATGGTGGTTGTATTGGTCAAGGTGGTTACAGTTATTCAGAGAAAAAACTTAGTACTGAAGTTAAAGATATTTCATTTGGTTCAGATTTAGTTACAGAATAATGTTGTAACATTAATTTTTTTTAACTATCTTTGCCTACATGGTTATAGGAAATGTAGTTACACAAGATAAGATAAGACTTAATAAGAAATTTAACGTTGTTAAAGATTTTAGTGAGATAGTCGATGGTGTCCCAACACTTATAATTGGTTTAGATAATGCTAAGTTAGTATCTAATAGTTTAAACTATATTAAACGTAATATAAAAGAAGATTTATTCTGGACATTTACTAAACTAGAACGAAGAACTTTCTTCGAAGAAGATTTATTTTACTTTATACAATATGCATATGATAAGGTTAAAAATCCAATAACATATAAATTTATTGATGTTATTAGATTTAATGATAATCAAATTAAAGATGTTTTTGAAGGATTTACATTATATTCTAATATAACATTTTATAATGATAATATGTTGTATATATTATCTAATAAAACCATCTATGGTGTTGATATTAGACATGTTAAATATATTGGTGGTGATGTAGATAAATTAATTAGTAAAATAAAGTCCATTTCATCGGTGTTTTTGGAAGATGATGGAATACTTATTGAATATAATAATGAACTTGGAATGTTTAATGATGAAGTTAAATATATCCCATTATTATATTTGATAAATAACCATGACTAGAAACCTATTAATAGCCTCATTTATACCTTCTGAACAATTAGACTGGCTATTGGCTCGATTAAAGACGCATTTTGATATTGATAAAGAAGATACATTTATATTTTCTGTAGAAGACGAAGGGTCACCACAATTAATGGTGACCTTTAAATTTACAATTAATATAGATGAAAAGTTTAACTTAAAAAAATTATACCCAACTAAAATTATTCTTATACATAAAAGGGGTAATGCATTTTATACTATAAATGGTATGAATAAATTAATAGAACTTGAAAATTCAGACAAGGTTGGTAATCTAGATTATAAATCCTATAAAATAGATTGGTCCAAATATCAAAACAAACTACTCTTGTATAGTAATCATAAACTAAATATATCTACGATTAAGCGTGTTTTTTAACTTTTTTGTATATTTATTAATATAAGAATTTTTAATTTATAAATTATGAATGACAACAAAAAGATTACGGATAGTGTTCTTTCGTTTTTAAGTGAAGATGATAAATCTAAACCTAAAGCTAATACTACACCACCAGAATTAGAACAAGAAATGGATTGTTCATCTGGGGTATGTGTGATTAAAACTGGAAAAGGTTTAATCGAAAGAATCAACAAAAGAATAATTACCGAAGACGGTAGAGACTTATTAATAAACTAATAATGGCTGATAAAAAATTACTAAAAGAAGAACTTAATAGGTTTAAACTAATGACCGAATACGCTTTCTATGAAGATAGAGCTGAAGATTCTGGGATGATAGTTGATGCTGAAGAAGAAATTGGTGATGGTGAACCAATGGATGATATAGATGGATTAGGTGATGGTGGTGGTGAACCAACTGATGGTGGTGAAGATTTAGGTCTTGGTGATGAAGAAGCCCCAATGGATGACCCAGAAGAATTAGATTTGGAAGACCCAGAAGGTGAAACAGACGAACCATTAGGTGTTCCAGAAGAACCAATTGCAGAACCAGAGGATGATGCGGTTGAATTAGATATCACCCAATTAGTTCAAGGTACTGAAGAGGCAAAAATGTCTGCGGATGCTGCTAATGATAAAATTGAGCAATTAATGAATATGGTTGCTAAACTAGAAGGACAAGTTAGCCACATGGATGACATTTCAAGTAAGATTGATAGTCTTAATGGTCAAATGGAAAAGAGATTACCAACTGAAGATGAAAAATTAGAAATGAGGTCGTTGGATTCTGCACCATATAACCTTAAATTAACAGATTTTTGGTCTCAACAAGAGGGTAAATATGACATAATGAACCAAGAAGAGGAAAAAGAAGAATATACTTTAAATAAAAATGATATTGAAGGTGATTACACCGATTCATCACTAAAGGATAGCTTTGACAACTCATACGAAGAAGAAGATATATAATATTTTACTACATAAAAAGATAAAAAGAGGGCATTTGCTCTCTTTTTTTTGTTATATGGTTGTTTCTTTATTTTTTTTGAACTAACTTTGTCTTAACTAATCGGAAGAGTATCCAAATTTATTAAAAAAAAGGTTATAAATTACTTTACTTTTAAAACATATTCCTTATATTAAAGGAAGATAAATTATTCATAATAAAACTAAAAAAAACTAACTATTACGAATGACGATTACAAATAACTATTACAAAAACAATTACAAAAACAACTAATTATGAGCAACTCAGTTTACGAAAACATGATGAAACAGTATTCAGATTCCCACAAGAAAGGGAGTACGTTTACGAACAAGTACGATTTAAAAAATTATTTCACTACTTACTTACCAGATGGTGTTAATTCAGACACTAAAAGAATAAGATTATTACCACCAAAAGAAGGGGAACTAACACCATTTACAGTTAAATGGGGTCATAAAAGACAAGTGGACGGAAAATGGAAAACATTTGCATGTCTACACCACGAACAAGATGAGGCATGTCCTTTCTGTGAAGTTAGACAAGAATTACTTTCTACTGGTGATGCACAAGATAAAGAAGATGCAAAGAAATTTTCTGCAAGGAAAATGTATGTAACTAAAGTTATCGAAAGAGATAAAGAAAGTGAAGGAGTTAAGTTCTGGAGATTTAACCATGACTTTAGAAAAGAGGGTACATTAGATAATATTAATGGTGCTATCGAAGGTGCACAACATGATGTTAGTGACCCATTAACTGGTAGAGATTTACTAGTTAAGATTCAAAGAAACTCAAACAACGTACCAGTTGTAACATCTGTTTCTTATCCACTACAATCAACACCTTTGAGTGAAGACCCAGAGCAAGCGAAATTATGGATGGACGATGATAGAACATGGAAAGATGTATATAGCATTCGTGACTATAACTACTTATCAATTGTAGTTAAAGATGATATCCCAGTGTGGAGTAAAACACAAGAATGTTTTGTTGGTAAATCTACATTAGAAGAGGACACCAATACAAAACAAACCGATAATTTAGATAAAGAGTTAACTATGGGTCTTAAAGATGCTAATGAAACTTCTGCACCTAAAGAAACAACTAACCAACCAACAGAAGCTGCAACGGCAACTGCAACAGAAACTGCTACAGCAACTGCTACAGCAACTGTTACAGAAACTGCTACAGTAACTGAACCTTCATCACCACAAATTGATGATGAAGACGATGATGACCTACCGTTTTAAATTGTAGGAAATTTATAACCAAAACCGAGGGTACTTAATTGTACCCTTTGTTTTCTAGAATAACCAAATAACCAACCAAACTAAACCTATTACCATGGCAAAGACACCCAAAAAAAAGACCCCAACAGCGAAAAAAGAATTCGATATAGATGCATTTCTAGAAACAGAAGGAATAGATAATGAAGTAAATGATAAACCTTTATCATGGATTCCATTAGGTGAACCTTGGTTCGATGCAATTAAAGTACCTGGATTCCCAAGGGGATATGTGAGTCTTGTTAGGGGTTTTAGTAATACTGGTAAATCAACTGCTTTTTATGAAGCAATTGCTGGAGCACAGAAGATTGGTGACTTTCCAATCATTTTTGAAACAGAGGGTAACTGGTCTTGGACACATGCAAAACAATGTGGTGTTAAGTTTATTGAATCGATTGATGAAGTAACTGGTGAAGTAACTGGTAAACCAGATGGTTTTATATTATATAGACCATTGGATATTTATGCAAAGTGTAAATTTCAAGATTATAAAGACAATAAGGTTAAAACAACACCAACACGTCTTGCACCAGTTATTGAAGATATAGAGTTCTTAATGAAAGGGTATTTACAAAAACAAGCCGATGGTTTGTTTCCAAAAAACCTTGTATTTTTATGGGATTCAATTGGTACATTAGATGGTTTCCAATCTGCAACATCTAATTCTAGTAATAACCAATGGAATGCTGGTGCTATGGGTTGTTTTCAATCTATTGTTAATTATATGATTCCATCTAGTAGAGATGTTAGAAGTGAATTCATAAACACCTTTATCGGTGTTCAAAAGATATGGATTGATAATATGGGTGGTGGTATTGTTAAACACAAAGGTGGAGAATTTATGTTCTATAATAATAGATTCTTAGTACATATGGGTGGTATTGCATCACATGGTACTAAAAAGTTAACTGCAACATCATTAAAACAAGAAATTACCTTTGGAACTGAAGTTAAAATTAAGATGGAGAAAAACCATATTATTGGTATTGCCAGAACTGGTAAGATTGCTTCAACACCACATGGTTTTGTTAATCCAGATAAGATAGAGGATTATAAGAAAGAACATAGACAATTCATTCATGATGCGTTAAATGTTACATATGATGAAAATATTGAATATGGTTCAAAAGAAGTTGAATTAGGTAAAGAAGATACAAACGAGTAGAGTATTAACCCTATAAATGAATATGGATGTCAAAGAAACTACCTCCGAAAAGAGGTTCAGTAAAAAAAGATAGAGTTGAAAACGTATTATTAGTTGATGGTAATGCCCTATATAAACGTGGGTTTATTGGGGCTAAGGATGAGTATAGTCACGATGGTAAAGCTATCGGTGGTATATACCAATTTCTAACAGTATTAAGGATGTTACTAGTTCAAGATTTATACCATAAGGTATTTGTATTTTGGGATGGTGAATTCTCTGGAAAACTTAGATGGGATATATATAAAGACTATAAGAGTGGAAGGGGTAAGGATTATATTAATGGTACTATTCCAGAAAACTTAGATGAAGTCTTACAACAAGGTCTTGTTTTCAATTACTTAGAAGAACTATTCATTAGACAATTAAAAGATAAAGTAGTGGAAGGGGATGATTTCATCGCTTACTACTGTAAAACAAAGAAAGAAACAACAAAGGTAACTATTGCGACTAGTGATAGAGACATATGCCAACTTATTGATGAAAATGTAAGGATATATTTACTGGATAAAAAAGTATACTTAACCAAAGAAAATTATAACCAACATTTTAAACCACATTTAGCAAATTCAGTATTAATGAAAGTGATATGTGGTGATTCTTCAGATAGTATCAAGGGCATCAAGCGAGTTGGAGAAGCCTCGTTAATAAAACACTTTCCAGAACTAACACAACGAAAGGTTGAATTGAGTGAAATAATTGAAAGGGCTACGTCCTTACAAGAGGAACGCTTGGCTCTAAAATTAAAACCTCTTCAAATATATACCAACATCTCCAATCGAATAACTGATGGAATACAAGGTGAAGATATATACGAAATAAATACAAAATTGGTTGATTTATCTGCACCACTGTTGACAGAAGAATCATTAACGAATGTTAACCAATTGATTGATTCACCACTTAGTGATGATAGGTCTATAAAAGCAGTTTATCAGATGTTAAAAAAAGATGGCATCGATAGAAAAATTGGTGAGGCAAGATTTGCAGATTACCTATTACCGTTTAAAAAATTAATTGAGCGAGAAAAAAAACAAATATAATATATGAATAAAAAAACAAATTTTTGGGACAATTTTAGGTTTGAATTTAACCTATATATCAACGACAATATCATATGTCAAAGACTGTTTAATGTTAAGCATTATAACAAGGAAGTGTTGAACTCTTTAGAGTTACGTGACATGATGAATGAAGTTACTGGATTAAACATAGATAATTTAGGTAGAATGGGAATCATCCCAACCTATTTTAAAGGTCTATGCCAAGGTGTTACATGGAGACAATATAACCCATGGAGACCAAAAGAATTTAATGAAAATTTTAGTGTTTTCACAAATGAGGACATATTTATTTTTGAGGTAAAAGTAGATAAAAAAACTATTGCCAAAAGTCAGTTTTCGGGTAATTGGTTTCAAACCGATGTAAGATACCAAGTTAATATTAGAGATATCATTCCAAGCATAATTTCCGAGTTAGAGGAACATATGAGTTTAGATGAATATACCCCAGTATTTGAGCATGAAGCTGAAGAAATAAGCTAATAACACCTAGGGTATAATGAAAATAAATAAAGATGAATTAGGGTATCTAGGTAAAGATTTTCAATATAGACTTATACAACAAATCGTAGTTGATAGAAACTTCGGTGAGTCTATAATTGATATACTATCAGCAACGTATTTTGAAGATACGTTTCTGAGAAAAGTTGTTAGTAAGATTAAGAACAATTATGAAAAGTATGAGGTGATACCAGACATGAATAGTTTAGAGTCTATGATGATTGAAGATGTTGTTGATGATATTGGTAAAGAAATGTATATCAATAGTCTTCAAGAGATTAAAAATGCAGAAATGAATAATGGTTTTCAAGTTCAAGATACCAGTATGAAGTTCTGTAAACAACAAGAATTGAAAAAAGCAATTCGAGAGATTGATACAATAATTGAACAAGGTGATTTAGATGAGTTCCATAAGTGTGAAGAAATTATTAAAGAGGCATTAGCCGTTGGTGATAATAAAGATACTGGTATTGATGTATTTCATGATTTAGAAAACGTTTTATCAGATGATTTCAGACATCCAATTCCAACTGGTATTGATGGTTTAGATGCGTATATGGATGGTGGATTAGCTAGAACCGAATTAGCCGTTATATTAGCAGCTTTAGGTGTTGGTAAAACTACTATGATGACTAAGATTTCTAATCATGCTAAAAACTTAGGTCATAACGTTCTTCAAATATTTTTCGAGGATAACCCAAAGGTAATACAAAGAAAACACTTTACGTGTTGGATGGATGGTAAATATAGTCTTAATGATTTAGTAGATAATCAAGAAGAGGTTATTAAAACTGTTAGAAGTAAAGAATTACAACCTGGTAAAATTATACTTAAAAAATTCCCAAGTCATGGTACAAACATGTTGGAGATTAGACAGTATGTTAGAAAGAAAATAGCAGAAGGGTTTAAACCAGACTTAATAGTTTTAGATTACATTGATTGTGTAGAATCAACCAAACAGTTTAAAGACGAGTGGGGTGGTGAAGCACTTGTTATGAGACAATTCGAAAGTATGTTGGCTGAGTTAGATATCGCTGGTTGGACTGCAATACAAGGTAATAGAAGTTCTATAACATCTGATATCGTTGAAGCAGACCAAATGGGTGGTTCAATTAAAAAGGGTCAAATAGGACACTTTATTGTATCTGTTGCTAAGTCATTAGCACAAAAAGAGAATGGTACTGCAAATATGGCAATACTTAAATCTAGGTTTGGTAGAGATGGTATTATCTTCGATGACATTATTTTTGATAATGGTTATGTTGAAATCAATATGACTAAAGATAATGAAAGAGGTAAAAGTTTCTTACAATCTCAAGAGTTCCGTGAAGAAAAATCACAAACCAAAGTTAATAAAATAATGGATGCCATACAAGAAAGAAAGGCTACAGCAAATGCAAACGAATAAGATTATGAGTGAACAAAACCCAATAATATATAGTAAAGAAGAAATAATTGCCGCATCTACCGAATATTTTAAAGGTGATGAATTAGCCGCTAAAACATGGATGAAGAAATACGCATTGAAAGATGTTGATGGAAATGTTTATGAATTAACCCCAGATGATATGCACCATAGACTCGCAAGAGAGTTTGGTAGGATAGAAGCTAAATACCCAAACCCAGTCTCAAAACATGAGATTTATGATTTATTAAAGGATTTTAAATATGTTATTCCACAAGGTAGCCCAATGGCTGGTATTGGGAATAATTTCCAATATGTATCAATTTCAAATTGTTTCGTTATTGGTAATCAAAAAGATAGTGATTCATATGGTGGTATACTTAAGTTAGACCAAGAATTGGTTCAACTAATGAAACGTAGAGCTGGTGTTGGTGTTGATTTATCATTCATTAGACCTGGGGAATCCCCAGTAATGAATTCTGCGTTGACCTCAACGGGTATTGTACCATTTATGGAACGTTACTCTAACTCAACTAGAGAAGTTGCCCAAGGTGGTCGTAGAGGTGCTCTTATGGAGTCTATTTCGATACAACATCCAGATTCAGAATCTTTTATTGATGCAAAGTTAACAGAAGGTAAAGTTACTGGTGCTAATATATCAGTTAAGATTACAGATGATTTCATGACAGCAGTTGAAGCTGAAAAGTTATTCACTCAACAATACCCAATCAATTCAGATAGTCCAACGTATACCAAAGAGGTAGATGCTAAGGTTATTTGGGATAAGATTATTTATAATGCTTGGAAATCAGCAGAACCAGGTATACTTTTTTGGGATACAATAATTAAAGAGTCAATACCAGATTGTTATTCAGATTTAGGTTTTACAACATCATCAACCAATCCTTGTGGTGAGATACCACTTTGTCCAGATGATTCATGTAGACTTTTGGCCTTGAATTTATATTCATATGTTAACAATCCATTTACTAAGGATGCAGAATTTGATTTTGAGTTATTCGACAAACATGTTGTTATAGCACAAAGGATGATGGATGACCTTATTGATTTAGAATTAGAGAAGATTAATAGTATCATTGATAAAATTAATGGTGACCCAGAATCTGATGAAGTTAAATCTGTAGAGTTAAATCTTTGGAGACGTATTAAAGATAAGTGTGAACAAGGTCGTAGAACTGGTTTAGGTATTACAGCAGAAGGTGATATGCTTGCTGCTCTTAATATTAAGTATGGTAGTAAAAAAGGGAATGAATTCTCTGAAAACCTACACATGCGTTTGAAACATACTGCGTATGATACATCTTGTGATTTAGGTCAAGAAAGAGGTGTGTTCTTAATCTGGGACCCCAAGAGAGAAAAGAATAATCCTTTCTTACTCAGAATTAAAGAAGAAAACCCAAAGCTTTATAAGAAATTAATGAAGTATGGTAGAAGGAATATTGCTATTCTTACTATCGCACCAACTGGTACTGTATCTATGTTAACACAAACATCTTCTGGTATTGAACCAGTATTCCTTATTTATTACACTAGGCGTGTTAAGATTAACCCAAGTGATAAGGGTGTTAGAGTTGATTTCACTGATGAAGTTGGTGATTGTTGGCAAGAACATGCTGTTTTCCACCATAAATTTGAAACATGGTTAGAGGTTAAAGGATATAATGTTGATGAGGTTAAAGGTATGACCAATGATGAAATTGATGTCATTGTTAAAAAATCACCATATTTTGGTGCGACTGCAAATGATGTGGATTGGGTATCTAAAGTTAAGATGCAAGGTATGGTTCAAAAACATATTGACCATTCAATATCAGTAACCGTTAATTTACCAAATGATATTTCAGAAGAAATGGTATCTAAGGTTTATATGACTGGTTGGAAAAGTGGTTGTAAAGGTATGACTGTTTATAGAGATGGTTCAAGAAGTGGTGTATTAATTTCTTCTACTGATAAAAAAGAAGCAGAAGTAGTATTTGGTGATAATAATGCGGTTAAAAGACCTAAAAGAGTCCCAAGCGAAATTGTTAGATTTCAAAATAATAATGAAAAATGGATTGCAGTTTTAGGATTAGTTGAAGATAGACCTTATGAATTATTTACTGGTAAACTAGATGAATTACCATCTATACCACTTTATGTTAACAAATGTGAGATTGTTAAAAGAAGAAATGGTGGTAATAAGAGTAGGTATGACTTAGAATATGTCGATAAGGATGGGTATAGGGTGAAGATAGAGGGACTTTCACGTTCTTTTAATAAGGAGTATTGGAATTTAGCTAAAATGACCTCTGCGACTCTTAGACACGGTATGCCATTACAACACGCTGCCGATTTGATTGATTCATTAAATCTAAGTGGTGAAGGTATGTCAACTTGGGGTAACGGTGTTAAACGTGCTCTTAAGAAATTCATACCAGATGGTACTAAGGGTAAAAACGAATGTACGGAATGCGGGCAAGATGCTCTAATTTTCCAAGAGGGATGTTTAATATGTTCTAATTGTGGTTATGGTAAATGTGGATAAGATATGTATAGGAGAGATGACTGGATATCAAAAACTAATTTTGAAGAACAAATGGCAAAAAACAAATTACAACTAGAAGATTTTTATTGGGAAGATAACAAAATGGTGTTAACAGAAGTGTACCACCTAAAACGGGGTAAGTGTTGCTCCAATGACTGTAGGCATTGCCCATATAAATAATAAAAAAGGATAAACGAAAGTTTATCCTTTTTTTATTTCCTCTATTTATTTCCTAAAAAGATTTATTATAATATTTATCATAAAACAACTTGTATGGCAACTAATGGTAAGTTTATAAATATTGCATTCCCATTTAAGGAAAGTGATAGGGGATATTTCCTTAAACTAAATAATGATGATAAATATGCGATTAAGGCAGACCTTATGCATTTAATACTTACCCAAAAGGGTCAGAGACTTTATATGCCAGAATTTGGTACAAATCTACTTAAATATATTTTTGAACAAAATGATACTTTATTACAAGGTAATATTAAATCTGAAATAAGTGATGTGGTTAAAAAATATATCCCAAACTTAGCAATAAATGAAGTTATAGTTGAAGAAAGTGCTAATTCTGAATATGGTGTTTCAGTTAGGATAGATTATACAGTAACAGAGGATGTGTTTCAAGAAACCGACTTTGTTATAATAGAAATATAAAAAAAAACAATTATGGCTCGTAAGATAAATTATACAGCAAGAAACTTTGCAGACGTTAGACAAGAATTAATAAATTTCACAAAACAATATTATCCAGATGTTTTTAGTGATTATAATGATGCATCTGTAGGTATGATGCTTATTGAACTTAATGCTGCAACTGGTGATATGTTATCTCACCACACAGATAGAATGTTTCAAGAGACGCAAATTGATTTTGCACAAGAAAAGGGTTCAATTCTTTCAATGGCTAGAACCTTCGGACTTAAAGTTCCAGGTAAGAGACCATCGGTAACTATAGCAGATTTTTCAGTTGTTGTTCCAGTTCTAGGTGATACATATGATAATAGCTATGCACCCATATTAAAGAGGGGTGTTCAAATAAGTGGTGCTGGTAAAGTATTTGAATCAACAGATGAAATTGATTTTTCAAGTCCATTTAATATTAGTGGTATACCAAATCTTTTGGTTATACCAAACTTTGATGCTAACAATTCCATAGTAAACTATACACTAACAAAACGAGAAATAGTAACCAATGGTGTTAGTAAGATTCTACAAAGGGTTTTATCAGAAGAAAATGTAATACCATTTTATGAAATAATACTTCCAGATGACAATGTGATATCAATCAACTCGGTGATAACACTTGAGGGTACTAATTTTACTACAGCACCAACAACTAATCAATTTTATGATGAAGACCTTAGATGGTTTGAGGTAGACGCATTAGCAGATGATATTGTTTTTGTTAATGATTCTTCTATTGTAAGTGATGATTCTGCAATTAGACCTGGTAAATTGTTAAGAATAGACCAACGATTCCTTAAAGAATATACTGATAATGGATTTGCTAGATTAATATTTGGTGGTGGTACTGAAGATATTAGTTCACTTTGTGAATATGGTGTAGATGAAGCACTAGTATCTAAGCTTGGTGATTTTATAAATAATACATCATTAGGTTCAACAGTATCTGCTGGTCAAACAATGTTTATTAATTATAGAGTGGGTGGTGGTTCAGATACTAATATTGGTCCTAATTCATTAAGAACAATTAATAAATCAGAAACAATAGTTAATGGAACAAATAATACAATTAATCAACAAGTTATTAATTCACTTACCGTTAATAACCCACTACCAGCTCTTGGTGGTAAAGATGAACTTTCGGTAGAAGAACTTAGAAACCTAGTTAGATATAACTTCTCAGCACAAAATAGGGCAGTTACTATTGAGGATTATAAAAGTAGAATATCATTAATGCCAGGTGAGTTTGGTGTACCATTTAGAAATAATGTATTAGAAGAACAAAACAAAATATTAATTAGTATATTAACACTTAATGGTGATGGAACACTTAGAACCTCATCAAATGAAACACTTAAGCAAAATATTTCAATATACTTATCTGATTATAGGATGATAAATGATTATATTGAAATCAATAATGGTAAAATTTATAATCTTGGTTTTGAGGTAGATTTATTAATCGATAAACAATTCTCTCAATCACAAGTAATATCCCAATCAATTACTGAAATAACATCCTTTTTCGATATCAATAAATGGGAAATGGGTCAAAACATCTATATAACACAATTAATAGAAATAATTAATAATGTTGCTGGTGTTTTAAATGTTGTTGATTTAAGAATATTCAATAAAGTTGGTCAAGGACAATATTCTAGTAATGAAATTCCACAACCATATATTGATGAAGAAACTAGGCAAATTGATTTACTTAGTGAATATACAATATTTGGTGACCCAACTGGTATGTTTGAAATAAAAATACCTAGTAAAGATATTAAGGTTAGAGTTAAATAATATATTCACTTTTTAAGTAATTAGATTATATTAATAAAAAATATATATTATGGGATGCAATAGTTGTAAAGGAAAAAACAGAATATTAGAAAACGGAAATATGTCGGATAGGGATTTAAACTTCTTAGAAAAGGCAGGTATTATGTTTGGTAAAATAATAGGGTTTTTAATTGGTGGGGTAATTCTATCGATTATAGTCGTACCATTTTCATTATGGACATTATTTAAAATAGTATTTTTAGATGAATCGATAGATGTGGTTGGTATAATGTCTGGTATTGGTAATCTACTTACACCAAAAAACGATAATAATGACGGTTATGTTGATATTGATAAAATAGAAGATTTGGATGAATATGAATTAATGGGTGTTGATGATATAAAAAATAAAAAATAACTACATGTCTAATAACAATATAAGGATAAAAACGAACCCAGATGGTACTAATAAAAATGTAAACCTTAGTATAAATCAAAAATTCGACTTTATTGAGATTCTTTCTTTAAAGATTTCTCAAAGGGATGTCTATAGACGTTTTTCTTCTGATTATGGTGTTGTTATTGGTAGGGTAATAATTAATAATGGGTTTGGTGTTCCAAATGCTAAGGTTTCAATCTTTATTCCAATTGATGATGATGATAAGTTAGACCCAGAGATTCTTGGGTTATACCCATTTGAGGTTGTTACTGATAGAGATTCTGATGGTATCCCATATAATTTAATGTCTAAAAGCCCCAATGGTAAAGACGAATGTCATACAACCATTGGTACATTCCCAAATAAAAGGGAAATTCAAGACAATCCAGAAATAAACAAAATATATCGTAAATATTATAAGTTCACCACAACAACAAATGAGTCTGGTGACTATATGTTATTTGGTGTACCAATCGGCACTCACTTCTTACACGTTGATGCAGATATATCAGATATTGGTATAATATCACAAAGACCATACGACCTTATTTCACAAGGTGTAGATAAAAATAAATTCTATTCAGCTAGTAAGTTTAAAAATAGAGAACAAGATACAAATATTACCCAATTAAAAAGTGTGTCCCCAACCAGTGTTAATGTTGCACCATTTTGGGGTGACATAGATGGTGGTGAAATTGGAATCACAAGAACCGATGTTGATTTAAAAACAACTATAATTCCTTCTGCAATATTCATGGGTTCAGTTATTACTGATGATGAAAAAGATAGTGTTAATAAGAATTGTAGACCAAGAAAAAAATTAGGTCGTGGTGATGAATTGGTAACTGGTGAAGGTACTATCGAAATGATTCGATATAATACCGATGGTAGTATATCTAGATTTGATGTAGAGGGTGGTAGAGTAATAGATGAAAATGGAGCTTGGGCATATCAAATACCAATGAATCTTGACCATAAAATTACGGCTGAGGATGGTACACTAATACCTTCTGATGACCCAACAAAAGGTCTTCCAACCAGAGCAAGGGTTAGGTTTAAAGTAGATATGGACAACACTGGTGATGATGGTAGACTTAGGACTAGAGCCAAATACTTAGTACCACATAACCCAGATAGTGACGATGATTCAGATTATTCGTTTAATTCAACAACTAGAGATAAATACTTTAAAGATTTATTCTGGAATAAAATATATACGGTTACAAATCATATAACAAGAACACAACCCAACAACAATGTTGAAAATAGGAATTTTGTTGGTATGAAAGATGTGGATGAGGGTGGACAACATAATCCTATTCCATTTAATAAAATGGATACAAAAACAAACCCACTTTTTATTATTATTTGTATCATAGTGACAATCATAATTGCGGTGGTATGTTTAATTAACAGATATATTATAATTATTATTAATTTCATTTTCAGTATTCTTAATGCAATATTAAAGTTCATATGTAAAGCGGTTTTTGCTGTCGCCAAGTTCATAGCCAGTGTTGGTGGTATTTTCCTAAGTTCTAGTAAAAAGAAGAAACTTAGGAGAAGAGGTTGTATTGGGTGTTGTGAAAATGATTCATGTACTAGTTGTGATTGTAATGCTATTATTGATTTACTCGGATATATAACCATTGGTTGTGAGGGTGAACAATACGCACCTTGTGGTAGAGCTGGTGATGAAGGACCTGGTAATTGTGGTGGTAATAATGGTAATTGGGTTGCTGGACTTACTTGGTTAAGAACACAAAGAAGACTTAGTTATGAATCTCAAACAGAACCAACAGAAGAAGAACCTGGTAATTTATGTAACCCACCAATAGCAGATGATGAAATAGTGGATTTCCACTATGAAAATGATTGTGATTGTCACGAAAAAACACTTTTAGGTGGTTTATTCGAAATTGATGATGCTGGTGTATTAGATTGTATATTATTAACAATAGCAGAACAATTAAATGTATTTAAATTTGATTTTTATAATGACTGGCTAAACGGTACTCTTTATCATTTTTTACTTAAATATAAACGTAAAAAAGATGGTGATGATAAATTCTGTAATCATGATTTAGATTGGAGTAATGATATTGTTGATAGTTGTATAGAGGCAAAACCACAAGACCAAAGTGCTGATTATACTTGGAGTGGTATTGGTGCTGGTAATGGTGTTGACAGTAGTGACTATGTTGGTATACGTCAAGGTTATATTAAAAGGACAGAAAGTGGTGAATTATTTTATTCTGCACACGCAACTGGTGGTAGACCATATAGATTATTTGCTACTGATATAGTTAGTCTTGGTAGTGTATTTGATTGTGACTGGCAAGGTATTCCTAAGATATACCCATGGCTTATTGAAACCACATATAATATACCACCACTTATCGCTGAGTATAACCCAATCCCAAGTTCAGATGGTACACATGTGGTTGAGGTTTCTGGTTTTGATACTGGTTTTTGTAATAAAGATATTACACCGCTTATTGGTCATATAAATTGTCTTGGGTTACAAACTGGTGCAAAACAATGTAACAACATAAATAGACTTAGTGAATTTGGTATGGGATTAGATGAAAATAGAACTGGTGGTTTTGAAACTAGTGATGCTAATAATGCAATAACAAATACAGACGTTGAAAACCCATTTGTTAGGGGTGCATTTATTTATGCTAATAAGAAGGATGAATTTAATTTAGATACAATTCCATTAACATATATTGATGGACCACTCACAACAGATATTTGGCAATATAATGATGAAAATTATAGATTATTTAGAAACCCAACAATTGGGCAAATCATATGGCAATTTGATAATTCATTTTATTTCTATTTTGGATTAAATGCTGGTAAAACTGCACTTAATAAACTTATAACTAATTTTTTCCCACCTTGTGTGCCAGAGACAGAAAATGATTTTTATGTTATAGCAACAGATATTATAGAAGATGACCTTGGTTCATCACCAACTGGAAAGATATTTATAGATGTAGTTGGTGGGATTGGTCCTTTTACATATATGTGGGTAGGACCAGTGGTTAATGGTATACAATACCCAGTAGTTAATAATACAAAAGATATTATTGAATTATTTGTTGGAACATATATTGTAACAGTAACTGATTCAATTGGTAATGTTGCAGAGGGTACTTTTATAGTACCTGGACCACCGAGTGTTAACTGTGAAACCCAAGCAACACCAATAACATCAAATGGTGCTAATGATGGTGAAATACTGGTTAATATATTTAGTGGTATAGCTCCATTTGAAATTCAATTATGGGATAACACCACAAACACATTAATAAGTACAAATAATACATCCAATAATAATTGGTTATATACTGGTTTAGCAGCTTTAGAATATAGGGTTGTTGTAACAGATAGTGGAAATCCAGCAACAAGTTGTGAAAGTATAATTACTGTAACACAACCAGCCGCATTAAATGTGTTTGTTGATGGTACATCGGTTACTTGTTTTGGTTCAACCAATGGTACTGCATTTGCTACTGTTAGTGGGGGTCAACCACCATATAATGTATTGTGGTCACCTGGTGGTGAAACAATATTAAGTTTGAATAATTTAAGTGGTGGTGAATATACTGCTAATATTACAGATAGTATTGGTCAACAAGGTTCTGATTCATATGTTGTTAC